CTGTTTCGTTCTAGCCAATAACAATTTCTAGTTGTATCCATTATTTTGGAGGAAGCGCCCTTAGTTGCTCTTCCTTCAAATGCCTTATATTCCCACTCGTAGCGGTCAAAGCGTTTTCATTCAGGACCCCAATGAGGCCCAGCAGCGATACCAGCAAGAGTGGGGACAAGGAGCTACCCCTCAAATGGGTGGAACTGCCCCCAAACCGACTGCAAAACCTCAAGCTCAAGCAAAACCTCAGCGACAGCCTAAGCGTGGTTTTGATCTAGGTAAGTTCATCCAAGACCAAGCTGGTGGTGCCTTGAAGCGTGCTGGCACTGCTGCAGCTACTCAGTTTCTTGCTGGTCCATTGGCACCCCTTGTGCAGCCGTTCATGGCTGTTAAAGGTGCTGCAAAGGCAAAGATCCCTGGTACCCAGCAAACCGTTGGTGATGAAGCTCGTCGGATTGTTCAAGATATTCCCCGTCAAATCGTTAACGCTCCTATTGCTGCAATGGAGCAGATCGGGGCTGTAACGCAGGGTGTTGATCTTGGTGCTGCTCTGGTCTCTGGTGGCTCTGTAGGGGCTATGGCAGAGACCGACAAAGCTTTGGTTGAGCAGCGCTCTAAAAACGCTCAAGCAGCCATTGAAGCCCTTCAAAAGACTGGCCGAGATCCTCAAGGCTTTAGCTACGGCATCAAACCCAAGACTCCGATCATTGGTCCTGCGTTTAGTGACGACAGCGAGTTTGTTAAGCAAAACATCAAACCTAAAACTGCTGGCGGTCGTCTTGTCTCTCAAATTGGTGCTGCTATTGGTTTTGACCTTGGCGTCAACAAACTGACCAAAGCTCCAAGCTTGATGGGGCAAACAATTCAGACAGCTGAAAAATTTTCTGATATTTGGAAAACCAAAGACCTGGCTAAAGGTGCTCAGGTTATGGCGTCTTATTTGATTAAAGACGTTTTGCCTGAAAGCATTCAAAGCGCAATGTTCTTCATGCCTCAACCTCCTGCTGCAATGCAAAAGGAGTTGGATGAGATTCAGAACCTTCGGACTCCTGAAGAGCGCATCCGTGCTGCTGAGGTTCTTCGTGCTGAAAACCCTGAAAAGTTCAACTACGCCCTTGGTTTGCTTAAGGAGGCTTCTTTTGGCGTAGGTACGGTAACTGGTATTCGTGGTGTTCTTTATTTAGGTAACCGCTTCCTTAGCAAAGCCACCAGTGGTATCCCTGCTCAACAAGCCATGGAGGAGGCCACTCAAGAGGCTCTTCCGCTGATCCGTCAGGAGGTAGAGGCTGAGGGCGTTAAAAAGGCTAACGAGGTCATCCAGGACCGTCTGGGTGCTGTTACGTCTGAGCTGTACAAAAAGATCGACGAGAACGTAGCTCAGATTGCTTTTGGTGCCCGTGCTGGTGCTGAGTCGTTTCTGCAGCGTCAACAGGAGCTGATTCCTGACCTGACTCGTATTCGACAGGAGCTTGAAGCTGTTCCTCCTGTGGGACCTGAACGAGCAAGTGTTGCAGCCGAGATCGACTCTCTCAGAAGCGTTTTGGGCGTAAAAACCCCTGAGCAAGTTGCTGCAAAACAAGCCAACCTAGAGGCCCGTCTGATGGCCTACGAGGACGCTATTGCCAAGGATCCTGAGTGGATCAACAAGTCCACTGGTGTTGGTAAGAAGGCCAGCAAGAACAGCACCAAGGTTCGTATGGCTGCTCAAGCTGCTGAGCGTCTTGATCGTCTTCGGCTCCTTGAAACGCAACTGCAAGAGTTTGACAACCTTGACCTTGAGCGGACTGCAAAGATTGCTCAGCTAGAACAAAAAGTTGTTGAAGGTCAAACCTCTTCTATTGCTTTTACCAACTCTCTTAACGACGCTCGGATCCTTGTTGATACTCTTGACAAGCTAAACGATGAGCGTATTGGTTACCTGGAGAGCTACAACGCTCTGCTGTTCCGTGAAAACCGCCTTGATGAGATTGATACTGACTACACCCTAAAAGATGCTTTTGGTCAGGCTTACGGTGAACTCAAGGATCTTCTGAACGCTGGTGAGGCTGCTGTTGCTAGCGGTAACCTCAACCCTGAGTTCATCAATACCTTTATTACTCGTGTTGATGAGATTCATAACAAAGTCATCGACAACGGTGGTCTGGCTCCTGTTGTGCCTCAGATTCCTGAGGACATTGCTCAAATGATTGATCAGGAAGTTCCTCTTGATATTGAGCAAGCTCTGACCCCTCAAAGCACCCTTACGCCTCCTCGCGCTCCTTCTCCTGTCGTCAATCAAGTTCCTGTAACCAAAACTGATGACGGTGAGATTGTTGTTGACACTGACACCATTGGAGCTAACCGTGCTCTGAGCGAAAGCGTTCCTGGTGATGACATTGCTGTTAATCCTCGTGAAGTAATTCGTGAAGTTAACAGGGACCTTGAAATCAACCAGGATCCTAGTGAGACCTTTGAGAACCTCAAGGACTTCACCAAGGGTTATGAAGACGCCCTCAAGGAACAGAAGCGTCTAATCGACAAGACTGGTGACGAGGACATTGCTGATAAAGCGTTCCAGATCTACAACACCAGCGCTACTAAGTACACCGGTAGTTTTGACAACGCTGCTGCTGTTAAAGCGCTGTTTGAAACCTTTGATCGTGATGCAATCCTTCCTCAGCAATACGGTCTAGCTATTCGTAAACTTGCTGAGTTCATGGGTGGTGATTCCAGGCTCAATCAACTGGCTGAGTTCATTAGCGCTGAACAGATCGGTAAGGACATTCAGAAGAACCTGAACAAGATCATGGTTCCTACTGCAACCCTGGACTCCAACGCCTCTGCTGCTTTGGCTGCTGCTCGGGATCTTAGAAAGATCATGAACGATGAAGATATTCCTGGTCTTGATCGTGTCACTGCTTTGGATAACTTCAAGACTAATTTCCAAGTCTTCGTCGCTAACGCCAAAGCTCTCAACGAGATGATGTATGGCGTTGGTAACGCTCTTCGGTTGTTTGATCGTCGTAACCGTCTTCAGTTTGCTGCTGGAGACCCCAAGGTGCTATTTAGTCGCTTTAACCAAGAGCTAGCCACCTTTGGTGATAACCAAAACTTTGCTGATGTTCTTGCTGACAAAACCAAAGCAGCTAAAGCAGAACTTGAAGAGCATTATGGTGATCTGTTCAAAAAGATCAGCGACGACGAAGATCTGACTGATGATGACCTCGCTGGTCTTGAAAGTCTTGTTGAGAAGATCTACGAGTCTCAAGGTGACATCAGCAAGTTGAAAGATCTTGAAGTCACTGCTGATGCAGTTCTGGCTCGTTTGCAGATTGGTTCTCCGCTGTCTAACCCTGCAACTGTTTTCTCGATTCCTATTCAAGGTATTCCTGAAACGTACCTGGAACTGACTGGTCAAGCTGTCAGCAACACAATTACTGGCACAATGGCTAAGTGGCTTGGTAAAACTGAGTTTGCCAAGGAATCGCTTGATGAAGCTCGTGTTGCTGCTGACACGATCCTTCAAACCCGATTTGTGCTTGGAGAGGCTCTAGAGGCTACTTACAACCGTTTTGTGTACGGCAAGGCCATCTCAGACCCTGCACAGGCTGCTGACAGCGCTTACGAGATCCAAAGGGCTGGCGGTCTGCGCCGTGAGGAAGCAATCGCTCAAGACCTTGCTCAGAAACAAGTAAGGATTCCTTTCGTTAACTACGTCATGGAGCGTGGGGAAAACGACGACAAGCTGTTTGATACCGTCAACGGCAGCCGAGTGTTTCTCAAGGCGTTCCACGATTACTTCATGCCTGCTGAGGCCTGGGAAAAGCGGAGCTGGTTTGGTAAGTACGTCATGGGTGGTACGACCACTGCCCTTCGCGGAATGGGTCTTGGTAAAAAGAGTTATTACCCAGGTGGTGAGAACGTAAACCTCAGTCTTCCTATGCAGCTTTCTGCAGCGGCTGACGAACTAACTACTGCCCTTTTTGCCAACGCTCACGTCAGGGCTGTTGTGAACAAAGAGGTTGATGAGCAGATTGCTGCTGGTGTTGTTGCTAGTGCAGACCGAGCTGAGGAGATTGCAAGACGTTTAAACAAAGAAATGTCTGATGTGTACAAACCAGTCAAGGTTGGCTTTGATCAACAGACAATTGGTTATTCAGTTCTTGATAACCAAATTCTTCAGCTGACTCGTGCGATCAACCTTACTGAAGAGTTGACTGGTCCTTTGGCTAACACTGCTGATGCTGTAAACGCTTTGCGTAACAGTAAGCATCCTGCTCTTGCTGCTTTTGGACGTGACATTTTCCCGTTCCTTACTTCTCCTCTAAACGGCATCAAGCGTGCTGCGATGATCGCTTATGGCGGTGAAGTAGTACAAGCTGGTGTAGATGCGTTTAGGGCTGGTCTTTCTACCGGCATGAAGGCGCTTCCTGAAAGCATTGCAGATCGTCTTCCTGCTAAAACCCGTCAAGACATCATTAACTTTGAAAGCAAATATGTAAGCTCTGATCTTCAAATCCGTAGCCGTGCTCAAGGGGCTTTGGCTTTGTCTCTTGGCATTAACGCTCTCGCTTTCTTCTTGCTGCGAGATGGTAACCAAGACCTAACTGGTGGTCTTGAGAACACCTACCGAGAAACAGAGGGTGTTCGTGATCCCTATACCTGGAAGGTTGGTGGAATGATGATTCCTTACCGTTATCTTCCTGTTATCGGTAATACCCTTGCTTTCCACGCCACAATCCGAGATCTCCAAGAGTTTTCTCCTGGTCGTGAAACCTCTGGTGCTTTTGCTCTTGCTATTGCTTCTCTTGCAAACACCATTCTGGAAACCCCTGCCATTGCTGGTTTTGATCGAGTAATCAAAGCTCTTACTGCAGCGGGTACTGGTGATGTATCTCGGATGCAGAAGCTGATTGCAGACTCTGTGGCTAAGGTCAGTGATCCTTACCTCAACCTCAGAAAGGTTGTTATGCAGGGACTTGATCCTCGTAAACCTGCAAGTCCTGTTACTCGCTTTGCTGGTAAAGGTTTCTACTCAACTGGAAAGCTTGGTGAAAAAGGAATCACGATGTCTGACATTGGTAACAGCATCCTAGATTCCTCATTCGGAAGCTTTGGTATTGCCTCTGAATACAGCCCTGTAGGCGTCATTGCTGATGCTCTGGTATCTGTTGTCCGTAACGAGCCTGAGTTCCGTACAGCGTCTCGTAAGGCCCTTTGGTATGGCAAGCCTGGAACCACCATCAACGCCAACCACGCTGGTAAGTGGTATCCCGTTCAGGCTGTCCTTGGACGCTACTGGTTGTTCCCTGACAAGCTTGGGGAAGACCCTGTGGCTAACGAGATGGTGGTAAACCTGATTCCGCCTCCTCGTAAGACTCTGTTCAGTGCTGATGGGGTTGGCATTAATGAAGCTGTTCTTAACAACTTCAACCACTTCTTGAACTCTGAGTTTGAGTATTACGACCCTGTGTTCAACAAGCAGTACAAAGGTGCTCACGCTTATCTCAAAGACCTCGTAAATAGCAAGCAGTACAAACAGTACCCTTCTATTGACTCTCCGTTTCGTATGGGTCCTATGGGCCTTGTCCAGGATCCAAACTGGGGTCGTGAAGACAATATGCGGCGAGTAATTCTTAAGAACGAGGTTGATAAACTAATTAGTATTGCTAAGGAGCAGTTCTTAATGGGTGATCTTCCCGGTCAACGCTACAAAGCTCCTGCAGAAATGAAACAGCTTGTCCTTCAAAATCGTCTGACCGGAGGTGCTCAGTAATGGCTTACGCATCAGTTACTTACACCAGTGCTTCTGGTACAACGTTTGCTCTTACTAATAGCAGTGGCAACCCTATTCAATACTTGCGGCAAGCTGACATTGCTGTAACCGTTAACGGCATCCTCAAAACCCAAGGTACTGATTACACTTTTAATAGCGCTGGTACCGCCATTGTGCTTGGTACTGCTGTTAGTGGTGCCACAGTTGTTATTACTCGTACAACTGATATTGCTGATGCCAGTGTCAGCTTTACAGCTGGCTCAACACTAACGGCACAAGATCTTAATAACTCAGATAAACAGAACCGATTTGCTCTTCAAGAGTTTTCGGATACCTATGGTGCTCTAACTACTGGTAGTGGTGACCTGAGTGCTCTTGCTGGTTTTATTGGTAGCAGTGAAACCTGGCTTTCTGATAACGCTCACGCTCCTACTACTGGTGCTGTTGATAATCGTATTGACAGCAAAATTACAACCAACAACGCCAACGTAATACTGCGAGATGGTTCCCAAGCAATGCAAGCTGCCTTGTCTTTGGGCGGCTTTAAGATCACAAACCTTGCAACACCAACCAGCAACACTGACGCTTCTACCAAGGCGTATGTAGACAGCACAATTGGTACTGCTAGTGGTTATGCCTCTGCTGCTGCTGCAAGTGCTGCTGCTGCTTTAACTAGTGAAACGAACGCAGCTTCCTCTGCTAGCTCTGCTTCAACGTCAGCTTCTAACGCCTCTACCTCAGCTTCTAACGCTTCAACATCTGCTAGCTCTGCTTCTACCTCTGCGTCTAACGCCTCTACAAGCGCTTCTAACGCAGCCACTAGCGCTACTAACGCTGCCAACAGTGCCACCTCTGCCGCCAGTTCTGCTGCTTCTGCCTTGGCTGCCTTTGACAGCTTTGATGACCGCTACCTGGGTGCTAAAGCCAGCGATCCCACTGTTGACAACGATGGGGATCCTCTAAACGCTGGTGACCTTTATTACAACACCACCTCTTCGGTGATGAAGGTCTATACCGGCTCTGTCTGGGTGGTGGCTTATGTCCCTGGTGATGCTGTCAATATCAGTTTTACGCCTTATGGCAATATTTCATCAACTAACGTTCAAAACGCTATTCAAGAAGTTGTTGATGAATTAGCACCTGACAAGATCAGCGAAGGCAACTCCAGCGTTGAAGTTGTAGATACTGGAACTGGTGAAATTGTCTTCACCGCTGATGGCAGCCAAATCTCCAAGATCACTGCATCTGGTGGTTACTCAGGTACTGGCTCCGACATCAGGCGCTTGGCCGGTGGTGTCATGTGCTCTGAGCTTAATGCTGATGGCGTCACCCTTGGCGTTCGCAGTATTGGAGGTGGTAACAAGTCAGAGCTTCGGTTCCTTGGTAATACTGTTTCAGATTGGGTAGGTTTTAAGGCTCCTAGCAGTCTTTCTAGTGCCATTATCTGGACCCTTCCTAACGCTGACGGTTCCAGTGGTCAGGCACTAAAAACCAACGGATCTGGAACTCTCTCTTGGGGTCCTGCCGGTGGTGCTTCTGGTGGCGGAACGGATCAAGTTTTCTATGAGAACGATCAAACCGTAACCACCAATTACACTATTAGTACAAACAAAAACGCTATGACTGCTGGTCCAGTAACAATTAACTCAGGTGTCACTGTTACGGTGCCTACTGGTTCTAGTTGGGTGATTGTCTGATGCCTATTACTATTAACGGATCCGGAACCGTAACCGGAATTACAGCAGGCGGGTTGCCCGATGGCGTAATTACCACGGATGACATTGCGGCCAACGCGGTCACCTTCGCCAAGATCGGCACCACTGAGCAAGGGCAACTCTGCAAAGCCTGGGTTAACTTCAACGGCACCGGCACCGTAGCGATCCGCGCCAGCTACAACGTGAGCAGCATTACTGATAATGGGACGGGGGACTATACGGTGAACTTCACGACGGCGATGGCGGATGCGAATTATTCTGTGGCAGCAATGGGTCAGCGTGGCGATGGTGCAAGCTTTGGCAATTACGGTTTTTTTGCTATTCAAGGCACATCTTCCAACACATTGAGCCCTACTGCCTCGTCAATCAGGCTCAATACTATGAGCGCCGTGGGCAGCGCCTTGGATCATCCAGCCGTTTTTGTCTCCATTTTCCGCTAACCCATCATGAAACGAATCATCTACCAAAACGAGACCGGCGGTGTCTCCATTATCATCCCAACCGAGTCCATCGAACTGGCTCTCAAGGATGTACCCGAAGGCGTGCCCTACGAGATTGTTGACGAAGCCGACATCCCCAGCGACCGCTACTTCCGCAATGCGTGGGTGATGGGCGACTGCTGCGTGGAGCACGACCTCGATAAGTGCAAAGCCCTGGGGCACGACCTGCGCCGCCAGCAACGCGCTGAGGAGTTCGCCCCCTACGACGAGGTGATCATGAAGCAGATTCCTGGTGCTGATGCCACCGCAGCAGAAGAAGCCCGACAGCAGATCCGCGATAAGTACGCCCTGATCCAAGACGTGATCGAAGGCGCGTCTACGCCTGACGACATCAAGACCGCCCTGGAGGCAAACAAATGACACTCAGACTAAACGGCAGCACATCGGGTTACACCGAGATCGACGCTCCGGCGGTGGCTGGGTCGAACACGCTGGTGCTTCCGACTGGTAATGGGTC